CCGGTCGTCGGGAAGCCCTGCAAGAGCGGCGATGCGGTACGATCGGCAATCGCCGGCAATGATAGCGTGACCCCGGGGGCCACGGTGGCGATGCGGGTGCCGACCGACAGCCCGTCACCAGCGACCGGCATGCCGACCATCAGCCCGGCCGTGTCGCTTACATTGGTGAGCGTAGCACTTCCGGTTGTCGTGTCGGCGGTGAACGCGACCACCAGCGGCGGCCCCGTGAGTTTTGCATACAGGGCGCCGACGATGATCTCGCGGTTCATCAACAGGGCCTCCGCGAGAAACCCTGCCGTTCACGGCAGGGAGGGATAGCGGTTCGCCCGCCAGGGCGAAAATGCCTAAAAGTCGAGGCGTCTCCGCTTTGCTGGCTCAGACGTGCGCGGTATGGTGCGCGTCTGCTGTTTGACAATCTGGTTTGCGGGTTGGCCGAGATAGGCTCGGCCGTAAAAGCTAGACCGCTAAACGAACACGCCCATATCGGGCCGGACTTTGGGCGATAACGCCGCCGGATCGAGGGCCAAGGTTCCGTAGTCCGTCCCTCCACAAGGAGGCGGCCGAAAGTCGAAAAGGGCTGCGAGTAAGGGGATTGAAGCAATTCGATCTCCGGGTTGGAACGTCAACCTCCACAGCGGAAATCCCCTCCGTTCACGGAGGGGAAGGCGTTAATTTTGTGCGAAAACCTCGTCTATCACCCGTTCGATCTCTCGCCGCGCCTTCGGCAGCATAATCGTCGCCGGGCCGCGCATGAACCGCATCTCCTTGATGCCGCCAACCCGCGTGTACCAGCGCACGGCATACCCGCGTTTTCTATAGGCGCTCACCGGGAACTGCTGGCCGGTGCTTCCATATTCGAGTGCGCCGGCGGCGGCGGCGGTGTTGTGCTCGCGCGTCCGCAGCACCCGCACCCGCCCGCGCACGAAGTTCTTGATCTTATTATCGTCCACGTAGGCTTCGGTCAGCCGCCGCAGTCGCCCCGTTCGCACCGGCTCGCGCGCCTCGACCTTGACCAGCAACTCGCGGGTCAGCCGTCCGATAGTGGACACCAGCCGCTTGCGCAATTTGTTCGGCATGTCATCGAGTCGCACACGCAGTCGGGTATCGTTAAGGTCCAGTCGCGCATTAAGGAAAAGTTCGCGGGCACCGTTCATCGAAATCTCCGCGAGAAACCTCCCCCTTCAGGGGGAGGAGGGATAGCGGGTCGCCCGATAGGGCGACATTGCCTCAAATCCAAAGCGTCTCTGCTTTGCGCCGACAAAGCAGAGGCGTAGGGTGGTCGCCTGCTGTTTGAAAATCTGGTTTGCTGGTTGGCCAAGATAGGCTTGGCCGTAAAAGCTAGACCGTCAAATGAACATGCCCGATAGGGTTGGGATTTACTGGCGATGACGCCACCCGGCTCTGGGCCAAGGTTCCGTAGCCCGTTCCGCCGCAAGGTGGCAGGTGACACTGAAAAGGGTTGCGAGTAAGGGGCCTGGATCACTTCAGTCTCCGGGGTGGAACATCACCCTCCTGTCGACGGAAATCCCTGCCCTTTAGGGCGGGGAAGATGTTAACCGATAAGCCCCCGCCGATACGGGTTGAGCAGCGATGCAATATCCTGCGGCAAGAGCGAGCCGCCCGGCACGCCGCCGACCCAATATTCCTGGCGCCCGAGGCCGGGACTTTCGGTGGCGCGCAGCATCGGATCGCGTCCGCGGCCGGAATTTTCCGCCGTGCATAGGTCGAGTACCGCTTGCTGCACGTCCGCCGGGATCGGTGAGAAGCCTGCGTCGTAGGTGACGGACAGGCCGGCGGTGTTGCTCCAGTACGTGCCGGTGCGCCACAGATGCGCGGCCAACGGTTCCACCGCGTAATCTGCCGTCGTCATGATCGCGCCGTCCAACGTCACCTCGACCGACGCCGGATCAACCGGAGCCTGTGACAGGATCAGCGGCTCGCCGGTGGAGCCGGTGGCACCCGCCAGAAAAATATCGGTATAGGTTTGCTTCGCGAAAATCCGGTTGCAGTAGCGCTCGGCCGCCATGCTGGCCCGCGCAATGACCTTGCTCAGCCAGGCATCATTCGCCACATCACCCGGCCGCACCCGCAGTTGCTCGCGCAGATCGTCGAGCGTTACAAGGTTGCGGTCGGCCGCCGGTGTGACGATCGTCGTGTAGAGCGGCCTCATTGTGCCGCCTCGGCGTGGTACAGCTCGAACAGCGCGCGCAAATCCAACGGCGGCCCGGCGCTGCCGTCCGACATGACCGGCACGGCGCGGTAGTCTTTTACGACCCACTCTTTGATGGACAGTGCCGGCCCAGGCAATCCGCGTTGTCCGGGCGGGCCGATTTCCCCGCGCCTGCCTCTTTCCCCTGCCTTTGACGCCAGCGCCCACCCGTCGCCCGGCAGGACGCCCGGCGCATTGCGCTTGGCCCGCCACTCGGCGCCGTCAAAGCAAACAACGTCGTATTTCCGATACTCGCGATCCGCATCCCACAGGCCGCAGACCTCGCCGACATAGGGCTCGGGACCGGGCGGACCGGGTGGCCCGACGATACTCTCGCCCGGTGGCCCGACAATGCTCTCACCGGGCGGGCCTGCCGGACCGATAATGCTCTCTCCGGGCGGGCCTGGCGGCCCATCTTTCACCGCAGCCAGCCGCTCGGCGACCGCGCGCTCGACCCGCAGCTCAAACTCGGCGCGCTCGGCCCGCAGCCGCTCGATTTCGACCGCAAACCGCAGCATCAGGTCGCGCTCGATGCGCGCCACCATGTCGCCGAGTTCGCCGCCCAGGGCTTCGGCCAGCTCATCGAGTGCCGGCATAGTGCCTCCGCATCGCCGCGAGCGCGGCCTTCGCCGCCGCGGTGTCCCCGGCGGCGTTTTCGTTCGCGGTCGTCGCCGGTGCCGGTGGTGCCGCCGGCGCATTCGGCCGCGGCGATTGCGGCGGCGTCTGCGACCAAGCGTCCAGCGGCACGACCTGCTGTTGGACACGTGGCTGGTCGCCGTCCTCGGCCGCCGGCAGATCCTCCATCGCCCGCGCTTCGTTCGGCGCGTAGATCCCGCCCTGCACGCCGCGCGCCAGAGCCTCGATCCGGTCGCGTTGGTTCGATCGCAGCAACGCTTGCGTATCAAACTCCAGATATTCCTGCGGCCAGCCGCTGACGCCGAAAAACCGGCCGATCCCGTCCTCGATGTGGTTGAGCGCGAACCCAAACGCGGACGATACCCAAAACCGCATCTGATCTTCGCCGGGCGCCTGCACCTGGGCGCCCCACAGCGATAAGAGCGCGAGCGGGATGCGGTACGCGGTGGCAATCCGCCCGTCGGCGATCTGCAACAACTCGGCGAGTTGCGCGTCGCGCGACGACGACGATACCTGCTGCCATTTTAGCCCATTCGACAGGATCGGCGTCCCGCCGGCATTCGGCCCTGATGTCGCCTCGCGCCACAATTGCCGCATCTCGCGAGACTGCCAATCTTCGAGCGGCTGGTCGGTCGTCAGCACCCCGGACGGTTTCGCGGCGTTGTTGGCAAAGTCCAGCGCCTGCCGAACCATCGAATTGCTTGCCGCGATGTCGAGCATCGCATTCGTCAGCGGCGGCTCGCCCTTCAGCGGGTTGCCGCGGGCGTCGAGTTTCAGATGCAGCACATCGCGCGCCGGCACCGCCTTGGCCGCGTCCTTGTCGAGGATGCGCTCGACCACCGGGTTGCCGGCGATCGTGTAAAACACCTCGCCGTTCGAGGCGACCCAGGCGCCCGACGAGCCGCTATCCATCAGGTGCAATTCGGCGACTTCGTAGCGGTTGTTGCGCGTCGCGTAGGCGTAGGCATTGCCGTCGGTGTAGAGCGCGCCCACGAGGTTCAAGACGAAATCCGAGCTAGACTGATACGTATTCGGCTTCACCAGCACCCGCGACAGCGCCGAATTCGTGACCCGCTCTCGCCCGCCGTCGCCGGTCGAGCGCCAATGCGTTGGCGGGCACATCGCGGCGGTTTGGCTGTAGGCCGCGATGCACGAATGCACGATCGCGCCGCCACCGACGCGCAGCGGGTCGTAGCCCATCTGCCAGAAGTTTACCGGCCATTCCGGCGGAATATAGCCGCCGGTTGATCGCGTGACCGGCGCCGCCTTGGCCCTCGGGCGCAGGATGCGTTGCAGCATCCCGGCCACGCTCTGCACCATTTACGACCGCTCGCCGCGCGGGACGCTACGCTCGGCTGCCGGGAGCTGCCGCTCCGGCGGCGGCTCGTTCGGCCGGCGTGGCTGACCGGGCGATTGTGCCGGTGCCGGCCGCCCCGGCTGTTGCGGCTGTTGCGGCGTCACCGGCTCAGGCTTGTTCTCGCCCGTCTCCAGATACGCCTGCTGCACATGCAACGGCGGCATCTCCGGATTATTCGGATTTTCCTTTTCGTCCGGGTGTAACAGCCCGAGCTTTGCCAGGTCGTTCTCTTCCTGCGTCGGTGTCGGTGTCTGGCTTTCGGTAAGCCGCAGTGTCAGATCGGTCAGCGCCCGCCGCCGCTCGGTCTGCTGCTGGTAGTCCTGCTTGCCCTCCTGCACCCGCTGCTGCTCGGCTTGCATCATCTGTTGCTGCCGCTCGCGCAGTTGTGCGTCCTGTTCCGGTGTCGTCGTCGTCTGCATGTGTGTTCTCCTTTGTGACGTACCGGCGCAGCAGGTTGCGCGCCGGTGTCCGCCAGCCGTATCGGCGTGCTACCACGTAACGCCGGTCATCCACGCGACCGGCGCCGGCAATCTGCGAATTGCCCAATTCATCGGCAGGATCATCCGGAGCGCGAGCGAGTCAGTCTGGAACATAGATCGCACTGGTGCCGCCACCACATTCGGTGTTCCAACCGTGCTGATCTGCTGCGGTGAGGTGTCTTCAAAGTGCAGAGTGGCCTGGTCACTGACATCAAATCGCGGTGTATCACCTTGAACAACCATCAAATCATCGGCGTTGATCAGGATGATCATCCCGGCCGGCACGGTTGATGACACCACGACCGGATACCCCATCAGGCGGTTGCCGTTGATCTCGGCCTGGAACGGGAAGTCACCGCCAGCATTCTGTGTCAGAGAGATGCTGATCGACTGCACCGGGTTCATGATCCATACCGGATTGGACAGGGCATTCATTCCGGCGAGGATGCCGACCAGCAGTTTTATATCGCCGACCAGCGCGTTGAACCCGCCACCGGTTGTCGGTGTCTGACCGGCGACACCAGCCCGGATGCCCGCAGGCCGCACGGCTGTCGAACTGGTCGCGTCGATAAACACCGTGTCCACCGCGACGCCGGTGTCGTCCATGATGAGCTGCCGCAGGATCGTCTCGATTTCGGGCGTCGAGTGCTCGGCGATCTCGCGGGTGTACGAGGTGATGACGGCCATTTTCTTGAGGCCGATATTGATCGCCGTGAATGCTGCCTGACGCACCGGAATAGGCGCGCCCTCGGCCACGAAAGACCCCGCCACCGTCGGTGTCGCTTGCCGCGTCGGCATGCTGATCGAGGCATTGCGGCCCAACGTGATCTGCATCCCGCGGCTCGCGACCGGCTGAAAGATGCTGCCGGCCATCAGCGCGTTAAACCAGGCGCCCTGTCCGATCACTGCCAGTTCCGCGGCCCAACCCGCGGTGGTCGTGGTTGCAGGCGCGGTGGCGGCGCGGGTGCGCCACTCGACAACACCCTTGGTCGCTTCGAAATCACCATAGCTGCCGTAGAGCTTCGCCAGCGCCACTTCGATCGGCAGACGCTCGATGTATGCAATGGCTGTCGCCGCGAAGTGCCGCAGGATGTGTTCCTCCGGCGCCGTCTCCTTGCGCTTCGGTTGTGCCCAACTCTTTGGCGCGGAGGGTGGCAACCCCTGGTTCGGCGAGTACACCGTCACCCGCTCTTTCGGCACGGTTATCGGTGCCGCCTCAGTGCCAAGCGCCTGTTCCGCTGACACCCACGCGAATATCTTCTGATCCAACCCGCCGATTTTGGCGGTGATCTCCGTCACCCGCTCGACGTCATCGACATCGGGCAGACTGGCCAACTGGTCCTGCAAACTTACCTTTTCCTGCTGCGCCGCCTGAATGCGTTCGCTGTAGTTCATTGTCCTATGTCCTGATTTTACGATCGTCTCCTGGGCGTGCGCGCCGGGGGAACCGCGAGATGCCGCCGGCTCTTGCTCAAGGGCGTGCGCGCCGAAAAGCAGGCTCTGCGTCTCGCGGGAGAGGCCGAGCGCCTTGGCAACCGCCAGGGCGTTCGGGTTCGCGGGCACCGAGACGAGCGAGCACTCGACCAGCTCGGCCTCGGTGAAACGGACGCCGCCGGACTTGCCGAGCGGCTCGAAACTGTCGCTGTGGAAACCGACACTAACCGCGCGCAGAACACCGGCGGCGACCGCCTCGTGGATCTCTTTCAGCCGGTACGACACCGGCTCCATCAGCTCCAGCCGGCCGGTCAGCTTGCCCTTGCGGACACCGACATCGCGCCAGGTGCCGATCGGAAAACTCGGGTCATGGTTGAACAGCGCGATCGGGTTGTTCTGGAAGTGCTGAAGCTGCCAGCCGTCGGCCTCGATCACATCGCCCATGCGATCGACGCTCTCGTCGCTCATCACGAACTCAAGCGGATCGGCAGCCGGCGGCGGCGCCGCAGACACCCGTTTGCGGATCAGCATGCTGTCAGTCCAATAAAAAAGCCCGCTTGCGAGCGGGCCGATCAGAGCGTTGTGTCTGTTGTGTTCAGGCGATCATCGCCCGATGGTCGAATGCCGGCCGTGTCGTCGCGGTGGCGCTCTTAGCGGCCATCGCCAAGGCCACCATGCCGTCAATGCGACCGGACGACTTGCTCTTCTCCAGCTTTCTATTGCCGGCCGGGTCCATCACCACTGTGGCGTTACTGGCGCACATCGTCAGGACCGGGTTCATGCCGTGCCGCAGGCGCTCCTGCAACGCCATTGTCTCCAGCGCATCGAGCGCGCCGGCCATGTCGCGGTAACCCTGGCCGCACTCGGTCAGCGGCAGGTTTTGCACGCCGTGCGCCTGTAGGGTCTGCTTCAACTCGTTTATCCGCCAGCGGTCAAACTGGATTTCGCGGAAATTCACCTGGCTGCGCAGTACCGCGAGCCGCGCTGCCAGATAGCCGTAGTCGATCGTCACACCCGGCACCGCCGTCATGTGCCCCTGTTGCACCCAAAGATCGTAGGGCGCCCGGTCGCGCTGCGCCCGCTCGTGGAGCGTGTCGGCCGGTGTCCAGAAATGGCACCAGACGTTCCAGTAGCCGCGCGGCCCCTCCGCCAGCAAGACAAGCGCCGTGAGGTCCTGCCGTGCCGACAGGTCCAGCCCGCCATAAACCGGGCCGGTGACAAACGCCTCCATGTCAGGCTCGCCGCCGTTGGCACTCCAGACACCGGCAGAGAACAGCGCCGCGCTTGCGGACACGCGCTGGTTCAGGTGCAGGTTGCGAAAGGCACTCTCAAACGCCGGCATCCGCTGGGCTTTCTCGGCGAGCCCGGCGATTTCATCCCGGTTCAGAAAATCCCCAAGCGCCGGGTTCGCCTTCGCCCAGGTCGCCGGATCGTCCAGCGGATCGCTGTCGTCCGCGCCGAAGAAAATTAGCTTCGTGCGTGGGTCGGCGCCTGTCTTCGCGTAGTCGATGAGCTGCGAGAGCAGGTCAGAGGATGTCGGTGCCTGCGTCGAAATCACGATCGACAGCGGCCGGGGATGCGCGCCCATCGCGGTTTCGAGCGCGTCGTACATCTCCGATCTCGGGCCGCGCACCTGACCGAGTTCGTCGTGAATGACCATGGAGGGGGAAATGCCCATAACCGTCGCGCTCTCCGCCGCCAAAGCGCGGTAACGGACGCCGGTGTAGGGGCTGAACAGCTCTTTGGCGTGATCGCGCACGACCATCAGGTTCGGGTCGGACAACTCTCGCGACATGCGAATCATCTTGGCCGCCAGATCGAACACCAAAGCCGCCTGCTGCCGCGACTGTGCGGCGCTGAAAACCTGCGCATTCCTTTGGCTTTCCGGCCCGATCACGTGGCTCAGCACCAGCATCGCACAGAGCGCGGTTTTGCCGTTCTTGCGCGGTAGCGTGACAATCGCCTGCCGCGTCGGCGTGTCGTAAATCTGCCGGATGATGTCGCGCTGCCATTCGCGCAGGCGCACCGGCTTGCCCACGTCCGCCCCCTCGGGCACGACAAGGTACTTTTCCGCGAAGCGGATTATTTTGCTCGACCGGCTTTCAACTACGGCCGGCGCTGCTTTCGGCATCCGCTTGCGGCATCTCAACTATCATTAATTTCTCTAATGCCGCATTAAACGCGGCATCACCATATTGCAGCCGTAGCGCAACCAAGCGCTGCCGCAGATCCACCTTATCCTTAGTCCAATAGGGACCGTCGGCAGGCGTTAATCCCGCTCTTAAAGGCTTCATTGCACGACCCGAAACGCCGCCGCCGGCTCGCCGCCAATCAGCGCATCCGCCTGCGCCTCGCCCGCGCTCTCACCAGCCTTCGCCGCCTGGCGCTCGACCGCGTGCTGTACGCCGAGCCGCAACTGCTTCGACAGATTGGACGCAATCCCGCATTGAATCTTCCAGTCCGCGAGCGCCGCGCGATAGGCCGGCGAACCGACCTTCAATACCGCCAAACCCTCCGACAACCGGTTCGCACCGTCAAGCGCCTCGCAATAAAGCCGCAACAACGGCAAGGAACCGGCATCAAACCAATCGACCGGCTTGCCGGCGACAATCTTGCGCCAAATGACCTTCGCATCCGCACTCATCGCCTTGTCCGGCGCCGCTCGTGCGCCGCTGCGAAAAAATGAACCGGCGCGATCGTCTGGGCTACTTCTCATTCAACATAACCTGCGGTAGCGTTAGGGCGCTCGCGGCAAACT